CGCCCCAAGTATCGGAGCCCCAGGCTCCTCTACCCCAACCAGTTATATTAGCCATGGTAGGCTAACCTAGGCTATTCTGATAATAGCTGTAGCTGCTGCGGCTGCTGGGAAAACTATAGTAAAGTCACCTGCTGTAGAAGTTTTATCTCCTCCAAAGTCTATTGTTGCAACAGAAGCATTAGTTGCAGATGAGTTATAGATCATACAACCTCTAGCTGTAATAGTAGCTGTACCAAAAGTTAAATCAGCAAAATCTGTAAAGCCTGTTGTACCACTTGATGTTGGATCTACTCTTGTTAGAGCGTTTCCACCAGAAGTATAGTTTGTACCACTTGCTTGTCCTGTAGTAGTAAATGCTGTTGTAGTAGCACCTAGAGTTGCTGAACTTGTGTATAAAGCTAATTTAAAAGTACCGCCTCCAGAGTTTTTGAAGTTGTGAACTCCCTCTAAAAGCTGTTTTTTAAAGCTAGTCGTTAAAGTTGATGTTATAGCCATATTATATCCTTTTAATTATATCAGCTAACTCAGTATCACCAGACTTAACTAATTCTTGAATAAGAGTAGCTTTATAGGATTTTAACGCATTTTTTATATAAATCAAACAAACCTTATAAATAAGTTTTTTGTAGGCTCTAGCCTGTTCTTGTATATGTGGATCACTACGATCAGAAGAACTTACTATTTTTTCAGTCAATCTTTCTGCCCAAAACTCAGGCGGATGTCCTCCAAAATTAGTAGTTTTAGCCTCTATAAGACCTAACCCAGGCATACCGGCTGGGGTTATTTTATCTACCATTTTTTAGGTTCTATTGGTTTTAGGTGTGAATCGTGCCTATCAATAAGCACAGGTTCTTGTGTCTTTTTGACTATTTCTAAGTTGTCTATTCGTTCCAGTTTGATGCCTTCTTCATCTACTAGAATGATGTATGGGTTTTTAAGCCTGTGATAACCGTATAGTTTTTGTTCTGCTGGAACATCTGTATCTAATAAACCAGAGGTATGTGCTACTTCTACTTGCATACCTGCTGATATACATTTAGATAGCCAAAATTCAACACAACCTCTACCTGCTTCAGCAAAATGTAAGTTACCCTTGTAAGAGAAATCAACACCAAACATTTTAAGATTCGCCACTTCATTCCAATAAGCAAAAGCTACTGCATAAGCTACAGTATTATTTAGATAGTGACAGTTTGAGTAATTAACCACCTCTTCTAGTGGATACTCAACTAATCCTGGACATCTATCATCTAATTCACAAGTGTAAATAGGACCTTCGTGTTCTTTAAGCATTTTTTTCATGCTTTCTGTTTGACCACCAGCATCATCAGTATCTAAGAACCTGGATGCAGGATCCATCATAAACACCCTATCGTGATAGATTACAGAACCAACACCGTTAATTACCCAGACTTCATCAAAGTGAACTCCGTGTGATTTTGCAAGATTATAATCAAACCAGCTTTTACCCATGCCAACGATGGCAACTGATTTACCTTTCAGACTTTCAATTTTTTCCATGTATTTTTTACGATACCGGTGACCTCAAAGAATCGTACCGATATTCATCCCTCCTTCCGCGAGCTTCTGCAAGATTTTTCAATCTAGTTATTTCCTGTAGAAAGCGTTGCTCGTATTGCTGTTGCATATCGCTTTCACCTTTTAAAAACAAATTAGCTTCCACTAATGAGCCATATAATAAAGCATTTCTGGCGTTTTGTGAAAGCCAGGTTCCTGTAGTGTCTGTAACTAATGAATTTGGTTTGTAAAGATAGTGTAATTCTACGTTATAAGCTTGATCTGGAACTGGGCTTACAATAAGCGTAGAGCCATTGTCAGACGCTGTAGAGAGTTCTTTATCAAAATCTGCGTAATATAGTGGTCTACCTCTTTCAGTAGCGTCTGTAGGATCTACAGCGTATTCACGCATAAAAGTAGTATGTTTTTTGTCTAAATAATGATAATCACCGTTGCTATCAATAACAGCTAGTGAAAAGGACATCTGAAAGTCTGTTGGTGCTGTTAGATAAGTATTACCAGCAGTTAGATTACCAGATACATTTTTACGAAAGTAATCAAGCTGTATAAGTTCAAAGATTCTGTCTTCAGCATTTTTGATAAAATCATCAAGCGTGTTAACAAATGTAGTTTCTGAATTTTCTACATAGTTTTGTATTAATGTTTTTAACTCTGCTAGTGTCATGTAACTATTGTAACCTCACCTAATTCACCTGTCATCTTAGCTACTGTAAAGTTAGCAGGTAATGTCGCTGGATTCATAAAATCAGGTTTAAATATATTAGAGTTTACTACCACTACAAATCCTTCTCCTTCTTCCTGGTCGTTATTAGGTCTTGGTTTGTATAATGCTTCAGGATCTGCTGTAGCCGTGAGTGGTTCTAGTTGTGGGTGTTTTGGCTCGTAACACTCTGAACAGACTTTTGCACCATTCCATTCTTCTCTAAGTTGACTTAGCTTATATTCAAAACCACATCTATCGCATAAAGCCCGTGCAAATTTACCTAAAGCGTAGGCCATATTATCTCATCCTAATATCTGGTCTGATTCTAAATGAAGCTCTGTCTTCATCCTGATCAGCAGCTCTACGGAACTCTTCTTCGTATATAGCCTTTAGTTGTGGTGTAAGTTGTGGGTTTTTCTTAAGTGATAAGTAATAAGCTAAACCAGCTACAAAACAAGGATAAAACCTAAATGGCATATCCATTGTGTTTGTTGCTTTATCGGCATCATCCATTCTTACTAACTTGTTGAAAACTAGTATATCAGTGCTGTTTTCAGGTGCAGGCCAGACCTTCAATGCTGGTGTTGTTAATTTATCAAAGAAGAATTGTGATGGTCTAGCCTTTGTTTCTTTGTTTGGTATGTTGATATATTCAGATCTACTGATACGATTCATGCTTATATCAGTTTGTGTTTGGTTTACAGTTCTGCGTAAGACTACATCTAAAACATCAATAACATTAGAATTTAAAGAATAGCTAGAAGTACCTTCAGTAACTGTCTGTGTTGCTTGTTCTATTGTCCACTGGTTTAGACCACGATTAGCCCATTCAGCCAACATTAGATTGATAGATCTACGAGCTGTTTTTAAATCGTAACCAGTTCTAAGTTCTAGTCCACATCTTTCAAATGCTTCTTCTACAAACTCAGCTACGTTTGGTTCAAAATCTGTGCTACCTGATAATGCCATTTATTCCTCGTATAGGTTATTAAATGTAATTGCAGGGTCTAAATAGCTTTCATGACCTTCAGCAGAATGAACCCATTGAGAGGGTTTAAAGTCTGGAGGTCCTTCGCCTGTAACCCACAAAGCAGGACTCGTAGCCCTTACTCTGTTGTTTGGTAAAGCAACCAAGTTGCCTTTCCATTTACAATCTTCTGTTATATATAATACATGAGATTGCTTGTGTTGTGCAGAATCATCTGCAATATGTGAATTTGTATAATCTACAGTAAATAAATATTTAGCTTTATAAAAATCAGTACCTATTTTTGCTAACCATGGCGAAGAACTAACCCTATCCATAACAACTACAGAATGATCTCTTGATTCACAATCCCAGGGTTGTACTAAATGATCTTCCATAGGTTCTGGATAGTCCTCCATAGGAATATCAGCTACAAGACCTTGTATAGGCATCCTAGCCCACATTGCACCACCATGTATGTTACCTTCGTCCCAATCTTCACACTTAGCTTCTTCGCCTGTAAAAACTACTTGAAAGCTAAGAGATCTATCGGGAATTGTGTTTACAGCAATGGCTAATGCGTGCAAATACTCATCATGATAGTTTTCGTGATTGTTAGTAAATTCCCTTCTTACCCAGCATTTAAAATGGGGTATATTACTTATTAGATAAGCCACTGGCTAACTGTGATTCTGTCTTCTTCTGTTTGCGTTTCCAGCTACTACAGATCCACCTTTAGACATTCTCATGATGCTTCCACCTTTTGATTTTTTCATAATGCTTCCGCCTTTAGACTTCTTCATAATGCTGCCACCTTTAGATTTTTTCATCATTGAACTACTTTTACTGTTTTTTCCGTATTTCATTATTTTGTTCCTTTTTTCGGTCTGCCTCTTTTAGCAGTAGTTTTTTTGGCAGGAGCCTTTTTCTTTGGCATATTGTAAAGAATACGCTCATCTTTAACAGGCTCGTCTGGTCTTACCTTAGCGTTTAACCTTGCTTGTAATTTTGGATCCTCAGATTTTTTCTTTGGCATAATTTCTCCTAGCTTATAGTGGTTACTTTTCTGCGGTTATTCATAACTTTACCACAACCTTTAGCTATAAAACCACCTCTTTTCTTTTTGACTCTATTTTGTTTTGCCATAGCTTTCTCTATAGCTCTGCCTCGAGCTTCCTCGTATGAGGATAACTTACCATCTTTATTTAAGTCTGCTTTATTTTTATTCATAGGTCCTCCTCGACTTGCTGTGACTCTTGCTTTTTTTGTGTTTGCTACCACTGTTTTACCTTTTGCACCTGCACGTTTCTTTTTTCTTGCAGTTGCAGCTCTTTCTGATTTACTTAAACTTCTAGCTTTAGCTTCTGGTAAACATCTATCTGGGTTTTTTTTATCTTTGCTTGTTCCACAATCTCCTAAGATAGAACCATCTGTTCCAATGCGTTTCCATTTTGCTTTGTTCCATGCTTCTAACTGTCCCACTATCTTCTCCTGTTAGGCATAACAATACCTTGACCTCTTATAGAGACAAAACCACCATTTGCTTTTTTCTTTCTTTTTTTACTACCTTTCGCGTAGTTTGGATCTTTACAATACTTAGATGCAGCCATATTGGCGTATGCACTTGGGTATGTATCAAAAGTTCTTTTTGCCCAGGCTTTGCCTGCTGGACATATTTTGCCACCGCTTTTAGCTTTTGCCATCTAACACTTCCATCTTCTTCTTGCTTGTCTAATTCTTGAATTAGGATCGTTTCTTGTTTTTGCAGAGCTACGTTTTAGTTGCCCAAGTGATCTTGCACAATAAGATTTACGTCTTTTTGCTGCTTTAGATCCTTTCTTAACTTTACCTGTAACAGCTCCTTTGAGCTTAGAGCCAGGATTTTTTCTTCTGTGTTCTTTAATGCCCTTACGGGTCATTCCCGCCCCTTTTTTAGTGGGGCGGTAATTACCACCTTTACCTGTTGTTCTGGCTATAGGTTTTTGTCTTCTACTTCTTGCCGTGGCCATTCATTAATAGTTTTTATTTAAAACTAGAATAATAGAGTATGTATCTCCGCTTGAATGTCCCACAGTCGTAAAGTCAATATCACCAGTAACACCGGAACCAGCGTTGTTAGGTATAGCACTAAATAAATCATAATACTCATCACCTGTGCTGTCTGCTGGTAAACCAGTTAATAGCACGTTAGATGTAGCATCAAATTCAATGTTTACACCCATACCTCTTGTAGCCCAGTATATTCTAGCGACAGAAACAGAAGTACAAGACTCTCCTGCACTATTTGTAGTTAGTGCAGAAACGTCTACCTTTTTTACAGCCGATTCACCTGTACCATCAGATACATTGGTGAACTTCATAACAGCAACTCTTTCACCGTCTTGAATTGTTTGTGATGTTACTGTATCTGCCATAATTTACTCCTATCTTTCTACAGCTGCTACAACGTAATCAATCGTCATAGTTTT